TACCAATCTGTCTTCTGTAACTCTACATTGGCAAGTTCTTTCACCTTTGATATCTTCTCTGCTTTTAGTTCCGATAATGTACCTTGTATTGTTTTATTAGACTTTGTTCTTTTGAATACGCTATTATCAGCATCCCAAGTAATTTCTCCTAGAACCTCTACTCTGCGGTCATAAGAATCTGAAACAACATCATAAAACCCTTCCGCTTCTAATGTAGCAGTATCAGCTTTTCTGAAGTTCAATATCACACTACCATCACTCTTAGTGTAGGTACTTGGTAATCTTCTGTACTGGACTATCTGTCCGTTTATCTGTTTTGCTTTCATATTATGCTGGGTCTGTGTCGGCTGAATAAGTACCTACTGAATAGAAAAATTCAGGAGTAGCATCGTCATCCGTACAAGTTACTTGGATTAGATTCGTTGTTGTATTGTCGTATGTTCCACTTCCTACTTGATTGATTGCAGGAGTTCCAGTTAAAGTTCCTAGTGTAATAGTGTGATTGGCACCATCAGTTATCATATCAATCACTTGACCTTTCTTGTAGTTGGAGAAGTTTAGCGTATCATCAGCCGTTAATGTTACTTTAAATATAGCACCTAATGACCAGTCAATTTCTTCACCACCTCCATTTGCCGTAATGTTTGCCACTCTTGCTGTGTATCTGTCTGCGAGTTGGTCGTGATCTATAGCATCAGCAGCAATCAATGGCTGACCTATCTCTAAAGCTGTTCCCGACAAGTCTTGAGTGTCTGAAGAATATGTCTGACCATACAATTCAGCAAACATTTTTCTGATCTTAATAAATGCGTCTCTCAGGGCATCCCCTGATCCGTCATTGGCTCTTGTTCCTACATCTAGATTTTCTGATGCCATATCTTAGTTTTTAATTATTTATTTAATTAGTCTTTGAAGGTATGTCTACTGTAGACTGATTAGAGTTATTACCCCACCAGCTACTACTGTATATTTGCCCCCAACTTATATTATTAGCCATTATATTTCTGTTTCGTCAATACTAAATCTAATAGTGCTAATCACAAAATCAGCAATACTAAGAACAAGAGTACTACCTCCTGCTATAATAGGGTATAAAATACCCCATCCAATAGTATTATCTTCGTTTGCTGCTCCGAACCAAGTTCTGCTATATATACTACCGAATGCCATTTTTATATTTACTAATATAACTCGTTAGCTTGATTTCGTTTTTCTTCTTTGGCTTATAGCCATTTTTCTTTTTCTTCTTTACAGTACCCATCCGCTAAGTGAATTGTTGTCTTTATTTGGATACATACCATCCTCCTGGCTAGCGTTGTACTCAGGAAAATCAGAACTCTTATCGTATATGTAATCAAAGAAACGATTTGTATAAAAATCAGCAAAGTTCTTAGCCTTTAGCGTAAGTTTCTCAATCTCCTCTGTTGATGGAGAGCTACTACTCTCAGACGTATGCTTAAATATTCCTCCATTACTTATTTGGTATGCTGCAAACGGAATAAACGAATACTGCGAGTACCACACAAGCATAGGCTTGATATACGAATTAAGTAATGTTTTGTACTTAGTGTTTGCTGAATCGTCAAGCGTGCCTCCGGCAAGAAGAGTTTGAAGTTTGTCGTATAGCTTCGTGCCAAGAAAGTTCTGTATATGTACATCCTGAGCAACCTCAACAAATTGTATTAGTTTATCTTCATCAAGATTCCCATCTATAATAGACTTTCTTTTTAGCTCCGTAAGTGTTATAAATAATGCTTTCATTATGATCTACTGTTTGGGTGTCTCCCTTTATCGGCTCTAGTCCAATTAGCTTCAGTCATCTCGTCTGGATTATTAGGAGGATTAAATCCTTTACTAATAGCCTTATCTTCTGACACTCTGTTCTTTTTAGCGTAAACTACTCTCTCGAATATATGTTTACAATTAACACCGCCTTGCCACTTCAGAAGAGAATAGTTTCTTCCTTTGTGTCCGTGTTCACTATTAACCCCCTTGAAAGACATCATATTAATATCCTCAATTCTAAACACCAATCCTTTACCAGAGAAGTTCATCATAGAAGAACAGAATCTTCTGCTGTCAGTTGATGCTACAACTTCCTTATATCGGTATCTTACTTTATAACCAGAGTTGTCCTGGAAAGAGGGTTGTTTAGGTTTAGCATCCGATTCAGATACACTAGACAATTTAGTTACGTCAAACTCGATATTAGACTCTGTAACATCCTCTGTGTGGATAATCTCCCAATCATCAGAGATAACCTCTCCAAGGCTCTCTAATTGGCTTAAAATGTCATCTCCTTCATCTTCTGACAACTCATTCTTCTCCACAGCAGATAATTTCTCTCCTGTCTCTTCTTCTCGCTTGATCTTAGTTGCTATATTATCAAGTTCAGTAAACTCGATTGGTTGTAAAGTAACAAAGTATAAGTTGAGATTTATCTCGTTAAACGCAAGCAATTCGTTGAAAGAATCTATAAGTAATTGCTGGAATGGTCTAATAACCATATTATCCATCAATATAGAAGCTGTTCTAAGTTCCTCAGCATTGTTTCCGAATCCTGTATTATCCTTAATACCCAATAAGATTGGAGATACAACTCCGTGTCCAATCATAATCTTCTCCCTAGACTCCTTTGCTAGAAACTCATATTGAGCGTGAGCATCGGGTAGGTTGATTGGGTCTATTTGAGATTGACTATCCTTGTCCTCGTTAAAAGCAAGTATAAACCTTCCTGCATTGGAAGAACCACTAAACTTCTCATATATCTTACGTTCAATAATATCCTGAGTCTCGTCATTTGGAATACCATTGTTGAAATTTATTAGCATAGAAGGTTGCAATCCATTCTCTATATTAGATAAATGATAATTACTAACCTCTTCCTCTAGCGAAGCATATTGTAAACAACCTTGATAATCTACAGGACTGTAGTAATAAAACCCAGCCTTATAGGGTTTGATAATGTAAAGCTCTATTCTCTGTGATCTAGTTCCATTTCTGAAAGTAGGAATCCTCTTAGGCTTGTCTGATGGCTTTATATTTGCCCAATCAGCGTGATAATAATAAGCCTCTACCTTTCCGCTTTTAGCCTTCTCTGCTCTTAGCGTTTCCATAGGAAAGTGGTGTAGTGAAGCTATCTCTTTTTTTCTATTCTTATATACTACTTGGATGGCAGCTTGACCTAGCATTTTAAGGTCAGTAGATACTTTCTTTACACAGTCTTGTTTAAAAAGCATCTTCATACCAGCGTACATCTGAGGCTTTTCTTTAGAGTCAAGAGCTTCCAGTCCTCTGCCATAAATCATATCAGAGATACCATTGATACATCTACTATTAGTTGGACTGCCTAAGTATCTTTGGATTAACTCTCCAAAATAATTATTATCATCCCCATACTCTACCCAACTTCTATTGTGTACCTCTTTTACCTTGGGTATTTCGTAGCCTGAAAGATTTACTACTTTTAAATTCATACAAATATATATTGTTGGCTACTATCCCCTGCGTCATTTTGAGTGTATTGAGAATCATTCATTGTATAATCAGAATCGCTATCATAGCTATCAGTACAATAAACCTTATCTCTATACCAAAGGGTAGTTCCATTTTTAATTTCTAAGTTATATGTCGCATTATCTTTTAGTATGCTAAACGTAGCATCCACAGACATAAAATTACCGCTCTTTGCAGCATCTACAGTTATCGTTTCCGACTTAGTAGTCCCATCTCTAGTTATAGTCAAGCTAAGTCCGCTTGTCGCTGTGGTATAGCGAGGCAGAAATTTAATTGTTTGACTATTAGTATTTGGAAGCAATCTTATCATACTA